CGGCGATCTTCTGCAGCTCGGAACGGGTGTTGGCCTGGAACGCTTTCTCTCGGCCGGCGGTGTACGGGAACCAATCGAACCGGTTGCCGGCCATACGTCCAGGCTGCATATGCCAATTTTCGGAGCGGACCGTAGGCCGGATTCCGAAGGTGTTAATAATCTGGTGCAGGCGTGCCCAGGTAAGGCCTCGGCCGGTAATGCGAAGGTCGACGGCCATGCCGTAGCCATCGCAGCCGGGAGCGTTCTGCTGCATGTGATAAGAGCCGCGGAAACCGTTAGCGAGCTGCCGGTCAGGGTTCGCCGCGAGGTTCCCTCGGCCTCGCTTGTAGAGGTCGTAGAGCCGGCGTTGGTCGGCGATGGTGCGGACGCCGGACACGATCTTTACCTTCCCGGCGATCTCGGGATGCCGAAAGAACTCCTCGAGGCGCGCTCGGAAACGAGGGTGAAGCTCGGCGGTCCGTACCCTCGAGGAGGTCGTCGGGAGGGTCACGGGCCGACCTTGTCGAGGTTCACGGCCGAGGGCGAGGCGTCGCCGGCCGGGATACGGCGAGCGGCGAGCCCTTTCACGACGACGAGAAGGGCAGCGCCGGCGGAGGCCTTCACGGCGTCGACCAGGGGCAGCTCGAGGAGCTGCAGCGAGTCGGAGCCGACAAGGCTCGCGAACGTCGCAGCGGCGGCCGAAATGGCACGCTCGACGAGGTCAGTAATAAAGCGGCGGTCAAACATGGAGTTCACCTTACTCGGTAGAGGTTCGGGCCTTCTTGAATCGGGCGGCGATGACGCCGGCCCCGGTAGCGAGGGCGGAGGCGGCGGCGATAATCGAGGTGAGGTCGAGGGCGTCGTCCTCGGCCGTGGCGGGTTCCTGAATGATGACGACGGTATTCGGCGGGCCGCCGGCGGTGTAGTACGAAAGCGGGATTTCGCCGTCGGTTTCCTGGGCCGCTACAACGACAGCCAGCAGCACTAGCGAAACGGCTACGCCGGCGAGAAGCACCAGGGCGACGGCTATTCCGGCGGGTGCTCGGCGTGCCATTCGAGGTGCCCATCTATCCGGTCTTCGATCCGGTCGAGGGAGCGCTTTACGTCGGCGTGATCGGCTCGAAGCTCGCCACGGGTCCGCAACAGGGCGACCATGATCGAGGCGAGGCCGGTGATGCCGGCGGCTCCGAGCGTGCCGATCAGGGCGTAAGCGCCGGCGCTCATGCCTCGAGCACTCCGGCGACGGTTCCGCCGACGATCGCGACGATAAACAGCACGGCGGCGACGAGGCCGGTCTTCGAAGCTTCGGCGAGTACGTCGAGGTTCACGATACGGCCGAGGTCGTTCAGGTTATGGGCGGTAGCACAAGCGAGGGTGCCTTGACCGAAGACCAGCGGCGAAGCCTTTAGGCGGGTCATGGCGTTTCGGGTGGTGTCCAGGTCGGGCCGGGAGTCCAGCTCGCCGGCGCGTCGCGCAGTTCTTGCCGGTAGGTGGCCCAGGCGGCCTGGTTGCCGGTCGGGTCGTCGGCCGCTTGTGTCCAGTCCGAGACGGCGAGGAGCCGGTCACGTTCGGCGCGCATTAGCTCAAACCAATAAGCGTCGGTCGGTTCTTCGGGGTCCAGCGGACCCAAGCTTAAGTCGATCATGACGTCAAATACCATCCCGAAATGTGTGCCGTTCCGTTAGCGTCCCACGTTGCCGGGCCGCTTGCAGTAACAGACTGCGTGGTCGAGGTCGAGCCGCTTGTGGTGTACGAGTACAGGAACAGAGCCGAGGACGACTGATAGCACATACCGTGATAGATCGTGCCGCCTGTCGGCCGGACCCACGCCTGCGACGCAACGTGATACGTCGTCGCTACGTCACCGCTGCCGACAGGGAGGCTGAGGTTTATGTGGCCTGTGACCGAGCCGGTGCCGTTCAGGTCGAACGACGCCTTATAAAACACGAGGTTTTGAATTTGCGCGTAGCGGCCGACGGCGGTGCCTGATGCGCCCAGGGTAACGTTGTTCCAGGTCGGCGTGAATGTTTGAAGGTCGCCCAATGCGTTGAGGTCGCTGGCGTTAAGGATAGCCCCTCCAGAAAAGGGGAACGGGTCAGCCATGTCGAGGAGTCCTATCCGAGGCGGTTAATGCCGATGATACCCAGAGCGGCCGAGTCGAGGGTGAACGTGCCGTAATCGATCGAGGGCCGTAGAGCGAGCGTTACGGTCGTGTCTGACGGCGTAGCGGTAATGGTGCGGCCGACGACCAGGGCGTAGTCGGTGATAGCTCCAGGCCGGCCGGCCGGCGTGAACTCGACGCTAGCGCCAGCCCATATGCCGTTCTCGACCGAGAGCAGGTCGGCCCAGGCGGTGGCGTGCGAGTCGCTAGCTCGTTCTTTCACCATCGACGCGCTCACCTGCAACGATGTCGTCGCGTAGCGAGGATTCGCGAAACGGAGCGTCCAGTTTTCGGCGTCCGTGTCGGCGTCGGCATCGAGGCGCGAGGCTGTGACGTATTCCCGAAGCCTTGGGCCGAAGTCGGCCATCGCTTGCTCGTCGGTTGCGACGTAGCCGGTGTCTTGGCGTGTTATGCGCGCAGCGTTCGTGAGCTGGTCTAGCTGAAACGTGCGTTTTAGGCTGCGGAACGGTAGCTCGGTGCCGGCGGCGTTCTCGGCGAACTCGAACGTCGTCAGATCATCTCGTCGAGCGTCCTGGACGACATAAACCCTCTGGTGTGCTGTGCCTGTTCCGAACTGTCCAGGCCACACCGCCGTGAGGCCGGTCGTAACGATGTTGTTCGCCAGGTAGTCGCCGATGGGGCTAGCGCTAACCGTAGAGCCCTGCAGCAGTATTAGACGGGAAACGGCGATCGAGGTGCTTTTATCGATCACCGTAATGTTGCCCTCGGGGTACGCCGTTTCTCCGAAGTTCGGCATCACCGTGTTGTTGTACGAGTTCGACGGGTCAGTTAGATCGCGAATTGCGTTGTCGACTCCGCCGACGAACCTGTTTGAGTACGTTTCGACCTGTTGCCGGCTGGCAGTCTGAAAAACGTCGACCGCCGAGATAGTTACCGTCGAGTTGATCCCGTCGTCCTGGAGATCGAAGCTGTCGATAATGCCGGCGAACACATCGACAGCCGTGGCGAGTCCTGCGCCGTAGTCGATCTGGCAGCGGATCTCGAGGGCGTACTTAAACCATTGCGTCGCCGAGTACGTTCCGCCAGCCTCCGGCGTCAGTTCTCCGTCGTTGTTGTCAAGAGTAATGCGGGCCGTGCTGGTGCCGATCGTGGCGAGGTCGGTCGCCTGGGCGATGCTGAACCCTAGGGTGCGGCTCGTAAAGTCCGTAGTCGTGTAGGTCGTGCCGTTGTCGTAGTAGCCGATGCGGACGATCCAGCTCGTCTCGACAGTCATGTTAAAACCGTCGCGTGCCGGTCTGGAACGGAACCGTGCCCCGGCGTCGCTGGTAGTCCTGGATCGCTCTCACGACATCGTCGCCGTCGGCTCCGGCCGGCATGTTGATATTTACGACCATGCCACCGCCGAACCGGCCGACCTGGTCGAGGGGGATGACGGCCTCGGGGCCGGCTTCGCCGATAATGCCGAGGGTCGGGCGCGTCACGATCCCGCCGTCGGCGAACTGTGGAATCTCGGGAATCCGGAACTCTTTATTTCCAAGAGGGCCGAGCCAGCCGGGCGTGGAGAAGCCGAAGCCGCCGAGGGTCGAGTTCCAAGCCGTAGCGATAGCGGAAAAGATCAGGTCGGCGGCGGTCAGGAGCGGATCGAAGAACGCTCCGAGGATGTCGCCAACCTTGCTCGAGTATTCGTTCCAGGTATCGAAGATGGTTACCGCTACGTCGGCAATCGTTGTCGCGACGTTCCAGGCAGTCTCGGCCAGCGTCTGGAAGATCGGCAGCACGAAATCCGTGATGTAGGCCCAGTAGAGCTGGAATCCGTCGACGATGGTATCGACGGCGGTGCGGAAGAACCCGAAGTTTTCGTAGGCGTAGACGGCTCCAGCGGCGAGGGCGGCGACGGCGGCCACGACCAGGACGACAGGCGACAGGAGGGCGGCGATCGCGGCGACGAGGGAGTAGACGGCTCCGGCGAGGACGACGCCGATAACGACGGCCACGGCCGCGACGATCGGCTTGTTTCGTTTCATCCAATCCGTAACCGGCTGGAGCTTTTCTCGGAGGAGTTCGGCAGCGCCGGCGAGGCCGTCCTCGGAGAACGCCGTCGCGAGGTCTTCGATGAAGCCGACGACCTTCTCGACGATCGGCATGAGCTTCGCGAAGCCGCGGTTTTTCAGGATGTTTATGCGGTCCTGAAGTGTGAGCATCGCGTCGGATTGCTCGTCTACGAGGCCGGTGCCGTCGCCGAGAAGGCCGGAGAAGTTCTCGAGGTCCAGGTTCCCGGTACGGATCGCCGAGCTAAGCCGCTGCGCTCCCTCGGCCCCGAACGCTTCCGTCGCCAGGTTCAGGGCTTCGGAGTCGCTGGTGGCGTTCTTGATCGCCGAGACGGTGTCCTCGAGGGCCTTTCGCGGGTCGCCTCCGAGTTCGGCGATATTGCGGCTAAAAGCGTTCAGGCCGGGAGCGATACGGGTGACCTCGACGCCGCCCTGGGCAAGCTGACCCATAAGCGCCGTGGTTTCTTCGAGGCTGAATCCCATGTTTGCGAACACGGGGCCGAACGTTTCGACGTTCGAGAGAAGCGTTTCCATCGGCCGGCCGGTCGCCTGGGCGATGCGGAGAAGGTCGCCGAGGGCCTCGTCGGCGTCGCCAGCGTCTCCGCCGAACTGCGTTAGGGCCGAGTCGACCTGAGAGATAGCGGCCGAGGCATCGACGCCGGCCGCCCTCGAGAAGTCCAGGAACAGCTCGGTCTGGTCTTGCAGTTCGGAGCCGGTCAGGCCAAAAGCGGTGTTTACGTCGGCGAGCGCCGCAGAAACCTCGTCGAAGCTCTGCGGAACGTCCATCGCTACCTGGCGGGCGTCCTCGATCAGGGCGTCCAGGGCGTCTCCGGAGGCTCCGGTGCCCTGGATGATGTTGTTCCGCATCGTCTCCATCTCGTTAAAGACAGAGACGCCGAGGGTGCCTACAGCGCCGACCACGCCGGCGAACGCGATGCCGGCCTTCCTCGAGAAGTCGCCGACAGAGTCGGAGGCCTTCTTCATCCCCTTACGGAACTTTTCCGTATCGGAGAGGATCGCTACCTTAATGACGGAGTCGGCCATGACTTGATCCTAGAAGATCCTGTTAACGAGGGCTTTTACCTCGGCCTGGTACGCCGCCGCGACTTCTTCCCGGCGCTCGTCCAGGGCGTCGTACATGAACGGATTAGGGCGGATAAAGACATGCCTCGCGGCCCATCCGAAGTGGATGGGACCGGCGTACGGGACGCCGGTGCGGAAGTTTTTCGCTCGGTTGCCGGCCTCGATACGCGCGAGCGTGTTGTACGCCTTCGGCTTGATCGACCGTTTCAGCTTGCCGGTACGAACCGGCACCTTCGTTTTGGCGACGCCGGCGACATCGTCGGCGATCTCCTGGTGAAGGTCTTTAAACTGCGTGACATCCTCACCGGCCTTCCGCATCTTCGCCCGAAGCTCACGGTTACCCTCGATCTTGAAGCCCTCGGTCATCGGCGGCGGCGGTTCGCTTTCTTCTGAGCTTTCGCACGTTCGTCCAGAACGGCGTAGAGCGCTCGGATAATCGGGATAGGTGCCTCGAGGAGTTCGCTTATCGGCTGGCCTGTCTCCACGGCCAGTACCGCTACGGTGTAGGCGGCTCCTCGACGGCTAAAGGGGTCTTCGAGTCGTCTTCGACCTCGATGTTTACGATCTGCGGCCAGAACTTCTCGAAGGGTGGCACGGTATGGCCGGCTTTACGCTGGCATTCCCACGCAAGCCAGGAGAGATACTCGAGGCGCATCGTTTGGATGGCTGCGAGTCCTGACTCGATCTTCGAGCCGTAATACTGCTCCATCGCGAGGATGGTGCCGGCGTTCGGTCGTGCTGTAAAGCTCTCGCCGCTCTCCAGCGTTACAGTTAGTGCGGCGTCGAACATCAGCTTGTAGCCGTGGTAACTGCGCCGGTCATCGGCCAGGTGACGGAAATGGTGGAGAGGTCGCCGACTGCGCCATCGACGAAGGGCAGCTCGGTAACGAGGACCGAGACAGACTTCTTCGGGTTGGTAGCGGCTACGGAATCGGAGCCGACCGGGGTGAATTCGACAGTCGTGACGGTGCCGAGAAGCGAGTCGAGCGTGGCGTACGTTTCCGAAGCGGCGAACGACTGGTGAAGCTCGAGGCTGATCGAACCGGAGCCGAGGCCGGCGATCATGGTGACTCGCGAGTCGCCCATAGCCGTCGTCTCCAATTCTGCGAATTGCTCCGACCAGGTTCCGGACGTGACAAACGAACTAATATCCACGCTATTGACGGTGATCGCGAGGTCGTTGTTCATGTAGGGCATGGCCTAACCCTCTTCCTTTTCTGCCTTAGCGGCTTTGGTTTTCTGTTCGGCCAGGTGGCCGCCCTTAATGAGTGCGTCGATATTGACGCCGTGCAGCTCGTCGGCCTCGACCGTCGAGCCTTTTTCTCGGCCGGCGAGCCGGTCGGAGAGAACCTTGTAAATCATCGACTAAACACTTCCACTTGCATTCGGAGGCCGATAAATGAGCTGTCCGCAAACTGTACCATGCCCATATCCGAGGCCGATGACACCTGAAGCGTTAGGCACGCTCCGCCGAGGGTGGGGTCGGCCTCGAGGACGGCCTGCACCGAACCAGGGCCGGAGATCAGGCCGTCCAGCTTCTCCTGGTTGTACTGCTCGGCGTACTGCTGAACGGCTGCGATTACCTCGAAGCGGAACCGGGTTAGAGCGCCGGCCGTGCCGTCCATTGACTGGTGATAGTCGGCGACGGGTCGGGCCGGAATCACGATCGCCGAGGGCGGCGTAATCCTCGACGGCGTCGAGGCGTAGACGGTTACGAACGTGTCGATCGTGTCGAGGGCGTCGGCAAGCCCTTGCCGGATCGCGCCGTAATCAGCCACTACGCCACACCAATTTTCTTGTATTGCTGAAGGAGGGCGCTTACGTCGGGGTCGGTGCGGCTAATGCGCATCGGTCCCCAGTCGGACCAGCCGGCCTCGAAGCCGAGCGGAGACGCCTTCCTCTGATACAGGCGAGCGGCGAGGATCAGGGCGGCCTGCTGGACGCCGTAGGGCACGCCTTCCGTGTTGCGGACGCCGTAGGCCGCCGTCACCTGAACGCTTGCGCGTTCGTTCGTGAACACGGGGAACACGCCGTTAAGCCGGCGGATCTTGAAGTACGGCGACGAGTTAAGCGGCTCGACCTGGTAATCGCCGGCCTCGAGGGTCGTGTCGAAGGTGCCGTCGTTCGAGGTGTCGAGCTTGACGACCATTCCGGTGAGCGTGTTCACCTGGTCGATGTTGACGACGTACCGGCTGAACGGAATGTAGGTCCGCGCCTCGGTAACCGTGTTGAAGTCGGTGCCCGTGTAGCCGTTAACGAGATCCTCTGCGGCGTTTACCGCAGCAGTAAGGGCCGTGTCCTCGGCCGTTACGGAGTCGTCGATGCCCAGGTAAGCCTTTACGAGGCTAATCGTGGTGTAAGCCACGGCTAACGCTTCTTAGAGGCCTTCTTAGCGGCCTTCTTGGGCTTCGGAGCTTCTTCGGCGGTCTTAGGTGCCGGAGCCGGCTTCGGAGCGTCTACGGGCTTCTGAATGCGGCTAGCGGCTTGCTTTTCCCAGAGGGTCGACATCGTTTCCGTTCCTAGCTAGTGAAGGGTGCCCCAGGCCGGGCGCTGGAGATTAACTCCCGGCCTGGGGCGGACCCGTTTCCCAAAGGGATTACAGGGTGGCTGCGAGGAGCGTGCCCTGGATGACCGAGACGGCCTTGGGGTTACGGACGCCGGCGGCGGCGTAGCCGTACATGACCATCGAGGCCTGCAGGTTCGCCATATTGGCGTCGTACCGGACCATCTGCGGGGTTCCGCCGTTCTCCTCGAAGAGGAGGAACTCTCGCGAGTTCAGGACGATGATGCGGTCCTCGTCGGTGCCGGTCCCGAGGTTCGTCGGGATGTTGCCGTCGACCAGGACGGGGATACCCGCGACCGAGAAGCTCGGAGCGCCGTAGTCGCTGAACTGACCGGTGCCGATGACGTTCTGCGCCGTGGTCACGGTCGGCTGGAAGATCGGGCGGTTGCTCGAGTCCAGGCCGCCGGCCAGGTAGGCCGCTCGACGGGGGTGCATCACGATCAGGTCGGGACCTTGGAAGTAGTTCGACTGAACGTTTCCGATGGCCTTGATGATCTGAACGTAGGTCTCTGCCGCGGTCGGCGAGGCGTCGTCGACATCGATGTCGTCGATTCCGGAGGTGTTAAGCACGCCGGTCGGCTGGCCGGACGAGCCGGAGCCGTTGATGAGCATGTCGTCGAGGGTGGTGGCGTAGCTGGACGCCATGTCCTCGACGAGCACCTCGTCGACGTTCGAGCCGCGCTCGAGGGCCTGGA